ATCTGACTTGTTTTGTTGCTGTACCTTATCGTAAACACAACATCATTTTCTGATTGAACGGCAGCAGCGACATAATATTCTCTTCCGGATAATCCTCTTTTAGCCGCCCATGCTGTGGTAAACTCCTGCCATTCCGTATAAGGATATCCGTTTTCATCTGTATCAGTGACACGGTGTTGGATGGTTATCCTGTGCTTTAATTTGCCGGGGTTCATGTGGCTACCTCCTCAGGAGGTTGATAACAGTACTTCAGCTGTGTAATAATATGCTGTAAACTAAATGCAAGCTCATCAGCTTTTCCCACAGGTTCGCGGTTTTCATACCAGTGCACGCACAGGATTTTTACTGCAAGCTTTGCAAGCTCATTAGTTTCACTAAGAACTGCTCCGGCATTTTTCAGGTATTCTTCTGCAGCAGCTTCCAGTGCTTGAATTTGAGTATCCTCTTCTTCCGAGTCAATCCTGAGATACTTTTTAATCTCATCCACAGAAACTATCATTCAATCCCTCCTTTACAAGAGGAAAGAGGGGCAAATTTCACCCCTCTTTTATGCAACTGATGTTACATCTATTGCTCCCCTAACTACTGCAGCAGCATCCCAAGCTTTATACTCTTCTCTTTCAATCACCCTGAGTTCTGTTCTGTCCTTTCTGAATGCGGTACCACCGATATTGGTAGATGCTATCTCATATGTCTGGCGGTCAAACTTGACCACAGCTTCTTTAAAGTCACCAACAAAAATCGGGGCCAGTTTGGTTGTAGTACCTGTTGTTGGCAGTTGTGAATTCGGAGCAACAACCACACGTCTTCCGAACAGAATCTTTCCTGTGGGCTGAGTCAGATCATCTTTGAGCAACGGCCTCTTATTACCGTCTTCCAGAGTATCCAGGTAGTTAAAACCGTCCTGGTTGGTAAGAATGACAGCATTGACTGAATGCATCGGATCCAGAGTTACATTCAAAGCTTTCTTTATAGCTTTGTAATCTGCAAAAGTAACTTCTGTCAGTGCATTTAAGACAGCAAGGAACAGTGTATTGTTAGTTACAATCGACTTTTTACCTATCCACCTCTTCAGGTATTCAATGATATTTTGATCACTGTCCTTGAGCAAGTCATTGGGAATAGGCAACCAGCCTGCATATTTCTTTACCTGGTAGTTTATTGCTTCAAATTGTGGGCTGGCCATTTCAGGGATATCTGCTGTATCATCAGTTATATTCTCAAAAGGTGTCATGGTTGCAAGCTTTTCAAGCACACGAGTACCAGACAATGTTTTAACCGGCTCAATGGTTGCCAATTGTGACAAATCAATAAGAGTCCTCTTGTACTCATTGATTTTGGTCTGAATATCCTTTGGCACTATAAGACCGCCGTCTTCATCTGTTGATTCTGATAGAGCATCATAATATTCTTCAATTACTGCCCTATCATCTGCAGATAATTGCTTGCGCTTGATTGCTTTCATAAAAGCATTTTTATAGAGTTCTTCCTGCTCTTTGGCATTGTTAGCATTCAGCTGGGTTCCATTGTTTGCTTCTTCATCCTCCAGCTCAAGGAGTAAATCCAGTTTTTCCTGGAGATCTTTTGCTTCATTGGCTTTTTCTCTTGCCTCTTTTATTTTGTCTTCCTCTATAAGCTGTCTGGCTTCAGCTTTTAATGCCTCAATTTGATTTCTTAATTCTGCTACCTTTTTCATATTTTATCCAGTCCTCCATTTCAATTTTTTTATTAAAAAAGGACCTCAAATGAGATCCAATTCAAGCAATAGTTTTTCTTTTTCATTATTATCTTTTTGAGGGTCTGGCTGGCATTTTATCTTTTCGGGTATTTTAGCATAATGCTCAAAATACATTGATGTACAAGCAGCTGCATTTACAGCTTCGCCAACTTCAATATCAAAATATTCAGCCGCTTTATCACCTGTCAGCCACGTTTCTTCTTGCACCATCTGTCGTATGGTTTCAATGTCTACACCCTCTTTTAAGTGTTGGCCATATACATTCATGATGCCCTCTTCTATTCGGTCCAAGTCGTCGGCCATCTTCCGGAGCTCAATAGCATTGTACGCTCCCAGCAATCCCATCCAAGGCTTGTGAATCATCAAAAAAGCATCTGTGGGAACTACAATTCTATCGCCGCAAAAAGCTATTACACTTGATATAGAACCCGCCAGTCCATCAACATATACGGTCTTTTCGGCACTATTGCGCTTGAGCTGATGATATATTGCTAATCCTGCAAATACAGATCCACCGCCACTGTTTATGAAAATATTCAATTTATTGGTACCATCAAGCTGTTTTAAGAAGTTTGCAACATCATTCGGACAAATATCAGAGTCATCCCATTTTGCCCATTCGGAGCTTACTATATCGCCATAGATATAAAGCTCTGCAGTATCCTCAGTCAGATTTTTAATTTCAAATTTTCCTACAGTTTTTAGTTGCCCGTTTTGGTCTTTGTTTTTAAATTCAAGTATTTTCACCGTTACCACCCCCTCTCGTCTTTATCATTTCAACCAACACATCTTTTGCTACATCTCTGTCTTTCTCGGGCAGTTTTGATATAAAATCCAAGATAGTCAATAAATTTGAAGCATTGCCGTTTCTCCTATAAGCTGCGCCAACATCGGTTAATTTGACCATGCTGCCATTTGCCAATAAGTCATCTCCTCCAGGTTTCGGTTCTTTTTCTTCCAACTCTCTTACTTCATTTGGCGTTATGAAACTACCTTGTACGCCAATTCGATAAGCTTCATATCTTGTTTTGATATCTCCCCGAAGTATCACATCTGGGTTGAACTTCATGTAGTAGCCCTCATCAAGTTCACTTGTCGTTAATAATTTATACATCAACTCCTGCTCATACATGGTCAATATTGCAAGAAGCGTATCCACATAGAATTCCCTGTTAGCTTCACTAGTCGAAGCATAAGAAGCCTTTACAAGATCATTTACCTGATGCAACTTAACACCAAATGCAGCTGTTAACTGTCTAATCGTCAGTTCAGTGTTTTCAAGGAATTGTGCATCTGTCATTTTCAAGGAAATTGGCTGATATTGATAGCCAATAGGTAAAAGACTTATTCTATTAGCATTCTTCAATCCACTGGACATTTCTTCGAACTTTGCACGGAAAGTTTCTTCAGCCTTTTTATCCAGTTCACCAACGTATTGCACAATACCTTTTGTTTGCATGCCACTTTTAAAGCTATTATTAAGGAACTTACCTGATGAGGCTGCATTTTCTATGCTGATTTTCAAGGTCTCAATCGGGCTTAAGCCAGCAATACCGTCAGTAGTAAGGCCTGTGAAATGTAAAATATCATTTGATTCTATCTTATGTTGCTGGCCTTTATTATCAGTAAACACATACCAGACCTTATTTTTACTGCTTATTAAGCCAACATCATCAACATATATTTGCACTTTTGTGCTATCCAAAGGGTATAGGCCTATAATTTTCCCTGCGTTTCTGCCTTTCTTTACCCTATCAACCCAAGCATATGAATTGCCATGTATATTCCGTTGAGATTCAAGACACTTCCAGAAGTTTGAAGCACTCATATACTCATTAGGGCGGAGTTTGAGTATTTGGTATAAATAATGATTTGTTGCTTTTTTGGTACCACTTTTGTCTTGGTATACTTTTAAAGGCAGTTTGCTTAAAGTTTCAGATAGAATTTTAATACATGTGTATACCGTTATCTCTTTTAGAGCATTTTTGCCTTTTACATTAATCTCATCTGCGGTTAAGCCCAACCATTCTGCTAATGATGTCAAATCTCCAATCCACTGCGTTTCTGCTCTTATATCCCTGCGAAATAGCATTTAATCACTTCCTTTTAGGATGCCTGGCAAAGAATACTCCAAGCCCGAATAATGTGGTTCCTAATGTGTAAAAACCTGCTATTATTGAAATAAAAAAAGTGGTTCCGACTAATATAGCCAGGCCACTTAATATCAATATATCTTCGATATATTCATCTATGATTTTCTTAATAACGCTCACCCCCAAAGCTTGTCTAAAAACTCCTCCGTAGCATATTTTTTGATATCAACAGATGCCTCACTTTTCATGGCCAGCTTATGTGCGTCAACGATTGCCGCAATAGGGTCAATTCTGCTTGTTTTCAGGTCTTTATCCAACTTTATTTCTCCGAAGCTATTACTTACTTTCTTTGCATTTGTTGCGCTCCAGGTAAGCAGCTTATTGCGTTTATCGTATATCACATTACCAGCATCAACCTCAAGCTTGAAATCTACCATTGCATCATTCAATGAACGGGCGCTCTGGACTATTTCCACACAGTTAACTCCAAACTCTTCAAGGTCAGATAAAAAGGCATCTGCATTATGTGGGTCATATGCTATCCCAAGAAGTTTTAAGTCATATTTCTTAATTAAATCCCGGTAATATTGGATTATATATTTGTAATCTGTCTTTACTCCACCTAAGGTTTCAGTAACTGTTAAAAGCCCCTCACGTATCCACATATCATATGGAGCATCATCAGTCCTAATATGTTCCTGGACCCGCATTTTAGGGATGAAAGAATGAGAGTCTATAAAATATTTTTTCTGGCCATTTATTTCCAATGGGAATCCCAATGCTCCACTTGTGAGGTCACCACCTTTGGAAAGGTCAAGCCCAAGATAACAACTCCTACCTCTCATATCTTCCAGTGTAGTGTTACTTTCGCATTTTTTCCAACTTTCCAGGTTCAAATACTGGTCATCCGTAAACTGTACCCAAATATTCAAACCTTTTGTCATGAAGTCCCGGAGCTCCTCACCGCCCATTTCTTTGGCCTTTATCGCATCTGCTCTTAAACTGGTCAATGTCTCAGGCGTCCATAATGGACTTGCTTTAGGCCAATTATTTTCATCCCATATGCCAGTACCCTTACTTATATCTGAGTTCTTTATGTCTTCTTCATCAAGCTCACAAATGTAAATAAACTGAGTTTCATCTTGAATCAAATCATAAAGTACTTTTATGCAATAGTCTCTTAATTCTTTGCAAGGGCAATTCAAATCAAATCCTGCAGTAGTAATAACAGAAACTAAGCATTGCTTAAGCTTTTTTGTCCCACCTACAAGAAGCTTATACATTTGATTCGTTTTATGTTTATGGTATTCATCAACTGAGCCGAAATATGGCCTAAATCCATCTATGGTATCTGTGTCTCTACCAAGAGCCTTAATTATCCCATGTGTTAAATTGCATTCAATCTCTGATTTGTAATCTTTTATAGTAAAAAGCCCTTTTTTTGTTTTTGTTCCGGATAATTCTACATCTGCATTTATAAATTTATAGCATTCTCTTAAAACTATCCTAGCCTGTTGCTCTTTTGTTGCTACGGTGTAAATTTGTGGATACATATATCCGTCAAAATTACCATAATACAGTGCCGGTATCGCATTACCAATGCTTTTGCCATTTTGACGGGCAAGTTGTATATACGATGTTCTAAAACGTCTATATGAAGTATCTTTTTTAACCCATCCATTCCAGGACCCAAGATAAAAGTCTTGAAACCCCCATAATTTTAAAGGCTGAGGTTCGTCACCTTCAGCCAGTGTTAATGTTTCAGCAAAATCAATGATGTTTTGTGCTTTCTTCTCATCCCATACATATGGAAATTCTGGAGTTCCCTGCCTTTCCAAATCTCTTAAGTGTCTTTTGCATGCCAGTATTTCTAATTTACCCACAGGCCTGTCGATTGTTCCTTTTACCACAGACTCTGCATATTTAGTCGGCCTGTCAAGCATTATTACCAGCCCCAAACCTTGCAAACTTGCTCGGTACTTCTTCTTCCTTTGGCATCGGTGGAATATTCTTGACCTTGGCAAGTGGGTTCAGGAATAGTCTATCCTCCATTTTTATGAGCATATCCATTTTTTTATTGATAGCTGTTTCAATAGTCAAAATGGCATTTATGGAAAACAGATCCCGGAGTTGCTTCTTAACTTTAGCACTGTATAATTGCTTCCCCTCATCGGTTGTATCTTCTATAAGATCTTCAAGCTCGCTACAATCATAATGAATTTCACTGACACGTTGGTAAGCCTTAAGGAGCTCCTTGTACTCGCTGAATGTTTTACAATACCTGGCAAGAAGTCCAGCATCTCCAGAAGCAACAAAGTCTACATCTTTATAAAGCCTGGTTACCTCTTTCCATTTTTTATATGCTTCAGCGTCATTCTTAACAAAGTCAGGACACTTTAATTTTTTATCTCCAAATTTGATCTCTGAACTTTTCCTATGTTCTATTTCGGCTTTGGTCAGATGCTTCCGACCATTAGCTTGAAGCAATTCTATAGGTTGCGCATGTCTGCCTGGCATCCAACCACCTCCTGAAAAATCGATTTAGGGATTTTTTGTGAGAAAAAAGAGGCCGCGCGGTGTTGCTCAAATCGGCATGTACTTTTTTGACTCCCCCTACCCCTCATAGGTTTCTCCCCATCTCTCCATCAACCCAAATAATAGGAACTGTATGCTTATCTTATCTTTTTCGTACATAGCATGAATCCTGTTGTGATTACCGTTACTCAATGGAATCAAGTTTTTTATATCTAATCTCCTGTTCCAGTTATCCTTTAACTCTTCTATGTGATGCACCGTATC